GACGTAGTGCATCGTCATCCGCTCGAGCGCCAGGCCGTCGATCCAATCGTTCAACCGGGTGAGCGCATCGTTCGCATCTTCGGCGTCGAGGTAGTCCCCCATGCCGAGCACACGAATGCTGCGCAGCGTCGCGGTAATGAGATCGCGAGCAGTCATCGGAGCGCTCCGTTCTGTGCGGGTTACGGCGACGACTGCTGTCGCCGGTGATGAGACCGCTTCGGCTCGTCGGCCGGTTTGGGCTGCTCGTCTAACGCCGCGGCGGCATCAAGCGTCAGCCGCGCGTCACTCGCTTTCAGCGGGTGGTCGTACCAGCCCTCGCCGAGGGCGGCATCCTCGTCCGCACTCGCGACGACACACGCCGGCCCGGTCAGGTGGTACCGCCACGCGGGATAAAATTTCGGGTTATTCAGCATCGGCTGTGCAGGGCCGGACGTGCGCGTCCGGCCCTGCCTGTGTTTACCTGTGCGCCGACGGGCGATCGTTCTTGTCGGCCGCCTTGTCGGCGGCCTTCTCCGCGGCCTTCTCAGCAGCCTCCGCGGCTTTCGCGTCAGCCGCCGCTTTCTCCGCCGCCTTTTTCTGAAGTTCGACGCGTTTCTTCTCGACCCGCTCGGCGAGCTTCTCGGCGTCCTCCGCCGCGATCTCCCCAGCCGCCTCGGTCTCGAAGTCCTGCGGGAAACTGGCGACGCCCACGCTGGCGCCCCAATCCGTCGGAGGCCCATAGGTCAGGGTGGCGCCGCCCGCCGCGGCCTGACCGTTGGTGCCGCGGGCGCCGCGGTACACGATGGCGCCTGCGTTGACGTCGACAACGAGCGCCCGCATCGTCTCCGTGCCCACAACGATGTTGTCGCCCGGCCGGAGCGCCGCGTTGTTCGCCGTATTGACGACCCAATCGCTCGGCCCGATGGCGGCCGCTAGAGTGGTAGATGTTTTAGCCATGCGCCTCTCTCCTGAATGACGACCAATTACGCCGCGTACACGCGGCAGGCCAACTCCGGTCGGAGCGTCGCCCAGCCGTACAGCACGTCGATACGGCAGGGGAACTGGTCCGTCGTGATGTCGTAGTCGCGGACGATACGCAGCGAGATCCCGAGCTGCTTGTCCGAGACGCGCGACGCCATGTCCGTGCCCTTCGGCACAGGCAGATCGGCGGTGACGAGCGTGAACGCGTCGCGATGGAACGCGAGCCCCAGCGGGTTCGAGCTGCCCGCCGCAGGCGTCAACACGGACACCGCTCCCGCAGTCGTCGCGTTGCTCACGTTCTGCAACGGCCCGGTCGCGATGATCGGCGGCGAGATGGTCAGCGTCGGCGCGGTCGCCGAGCCGGTGCCGGCGGTGAGTGTGAACTGCTGCAACTGCCCGGTGGACTGCCGGCTCTGTGGATTGACGCTGAAGACGCCCGCGAACGTGACGATGTCGCCCGCCTTCAGCGCGGCGCCGGTCCAACCGGTCGAGGCGATGGAGGCTCCGCTCAGGCCGGCCGCGACGGTCCCGGTGGTCGTGTAGATGCCGGAGACGTGCGTCGGGCAGTTCTGATCCATCGACCACTGGAAGCCCGCGGCCGTGCCCATCTGCCCCTTCATGTACTGCGAGCTGATCGCGTTGGATTGCTGGAACAGGGTCTTCAACGCGTCGACGATGTACGCCTGCATCTTCGGCGTGATGACGAGGTGTCGCTGCTCGTCCATCGGCGCGGCGTTGTTGTCGAGCATCACGCCGGCCAACAGGTAGACGAGGAGCTGCGTCGGCGTCGCGATCGGCGTGACCGGCGGGGTCAGGTCGGCCGTGCTGACTGAGTTGTAGACCTGCTTGTAGAGTTGCAGGCCGTTGTAGTCGATCTTGTTGGCGAGCGCCGAGACGGCCGGCTGAATGAACCGATCACCGAAATCGTCGACCGACAGCTTCAGGTCCGCGGAACTGAACTGGAAGTCAACGTGGTCCTGTGTCGTGAGCGACACGGGGACCTGCGTTTCGGTCGAGTCTTGAAGCTGCAGCGCCTGCCCGGTCGAGACGATGTACTTCACCGGCTTGCGGGCGTTGACGACGTAGCCGATCTTCGCGCCTTCAATTGCGAACTTGTCGTCGTATTGCCGGTTGATGCGTTTGGTAAACGCCAGATTGTTTTCGAGGATGCGCAGCGCCTCGCGCGTGATCATCGAAATCGTGAGCAGGGTGTTGTCGGCGTACGCCACGCCGGGATGCGGATCGAGCGCCTGCGCGAGATAGGCGCAGACGTACCCAACCGCAAACGACACTGCCCATACGACCCGCGTATTGCGGAGCAGACGGAGCAGAACTGTTCTCATGGGAGCCTCTTCAGCGACACCAGGGGCTCCACGGGCGGTACACAGGGAGTGCGTCGTCAGGCGCTCCGGCGGGCGCGAAGTTCTCGTTCGCGTCGCGCCTTGAAGTCCTGGTACGACTCCTCGTCTAACGGCACCGTGGTGGCCGTAGGTCCTGAGCCCACCGGCTTAATGGGTTCGGGTGCCTTGGTTTCAGGTGCCGCCGGAGAGGCCGGGCCGGGTTTCTGAACGACCTCCGGGCGGATGCGTGCTTCCAGACGCGAGAGGTGGATGATTTGCTGCGGCTGCGGTTTACTCGCAATCGCCTTCAATTCATCCGGATGCTTCAGCAGGTAGTACGTGAGACCGGGGCCATCCTCCGCATCAAAGACGGTGTACCCGTCGATGGTGTGAAACACGTCCGGGCCCATCGCAATACGTAATGCCTGGGCAGAGTCCTTCGCGTCGTCGTACGCGGCATCGAAGTCGGCGTGGGTTTTTTTGAACTCCTCGAGTTGCGATTGATACCGAGCGAGGTGTTCATTGGCCGCACGAGAAACCGTTTCGCGCTCGATGCGTTCGCGATCGGCTTGCTCTTTTGCAGCGAGCGCACGCTTGATGATGGCTTCGGATTGCTCCAGGCCCCATTTCGTGTGGTCGCTGAGAAATTCTTCATAGGTGGCGTATTTCGCCGTGCCGTCTTCCCCAACGGCATCCACCTTCGGTTCGGGACGCTCGGCCGGTTCGGCCGCCTTCGCCTCCGGCGGCTTCGGCTGCTTCGTCTCCAGCTCTTCGCGTTGCCGCTTGAGTTCGCCGAGTCGCGCTTCCTCGGCTTCGACGTCGCGGCGGACGTTGTACTTGCGCCCCGTCAGCTCGTCGATCTCCGCCTGAATCGACTGCTTCCGCTTATTCAGGCGACTGCCCGCCTCCGACGCTTCGCGGGTCTCGCGTTCGGTCTTCTGTTCCGCCGTTTCCTCGGCGGCCGCGGCCGGCTCCGCCGGCGGTTCTTTGGCCGGTTCCTTGGCCGGTTCCGTCGGCTCCTTCGGCGGTTCGGCCGGCGGCGTCTCCGCGGCCGGCTCGGTCGGCTTCTTCGCGTCTGACGGACGACCCGTCAACGCTTCCAGCACCTGTTCCGGCGTGTCCGACGTGGACACCAACGTGATCGTGTCGTCAGCCATAAACCCCAGCGGCGCAGGACGAACCCGCGAGTTGTCGAAAACGCCAGGCACAAAAAGAAAGGCCCCTCGCTGGAACCACGTCTTGCCGTGGTCACAACGAGGGGCCTTAGTCCTCGTGCCCTTTGTTCATTCACGCGCGCCGTAGGAAACGGCGTTGCGGGTGCCCCCTAGCGTGAAAGTTCGTACCCCCTAGAATGTCTGCGGGCGATTGTGACGAATGCGAAAATGCCCGCGCAAATTACCCCCCGCCGCCATTCGACGGTTTCGGCTTCGACTTGCCGCTCGGACCACTGGGCCCGGACGGCGCCGGCTTGGGTTTCGCCTGTTCCTTCATCGCCTGGACTTCGATGTCGTGCTGCTTCGAGGGCTGGAGCCCGGCCTGCTCCTCGATCTGTCGACGAATATCCGGCGGCGCGTCCTTGTAGTTCAGGCTCTCGGTGGGCGCCCGCGGCGGTGCCAGCAGCAGGCGGTTGTCCTCATGCTCCAGCTCCAGCCGCCTCGTCAACGAGTCGAGCCGCCCCTTGAGGATTTCCAGTTCCTTCTCGGCCTGCGCCTGGGCGGCAATCTTCGCCATCTCGAGCGACGCGCGGAGTTGGGTCTGCCGTTCCTGCGAGGCGATCTCCAATTGCTTGATCTGGCCCTGCGCGGCCAGCTCCTGGGCCTTCGTGTCGATGATGCGCTGCTGCTGCTCGAGCTGCTGGCCCATCATCTCCATCTGCTGCTTCATCTGACCGATTTGCTGCTGCACCTCGGGCGGCAGCGGTTGCTGGCCCTCGTCGTCGCGCGCTTCGGGCGGGACAAGATGCTTGAAGCGTTCGGAGAGTTGCCGCGCGCCGGGCCAGTCCATGTTCTCAACCAGCACATCGAGCGCGTACGGGGCGGCGAGCGGGAACGCCTGCAGGAGCTGCACCATCGCATCCACCGATTCCGCCCGGCGCGACTGATACGACGGGGCGACCGTCACCGAGACGTCGTAACGCCCGAGGCCCACGTCGTACAGCGCGTCACTCGCAATCGCCTTCGAGAGCGGATCCCCCGGCTGCGCCTGCTGCTGCTGCATCTGCTGCGCGGCTTGGGGGTTGCCGGCGTGCACCATCACGTCGCGCTCGCGATCGTCGACCCCGACGATGCGCACAACCTGCGGCCGGTCGTAGTAGACCGGGATCCAGTGCATGACGATGCGCCCCACCTGTTCGATGGCGATCGCCTGGTTGTTCAGGAAGTGGCTGTTGCCCTGCTCGCCTTGCTGCTGCCGCGCGATGATGGCTTTCCCCGACTGCTCGCGGCTGCGCTCCTGGCTGGCGTCGAACATCCCGATGACGCTCTTCAGGTCGTGATCGGCCTGCTGCGTCGCGGCGATGATCGGCTGCACGTTGGCGTCGTAGGTATTGCGTT